GTGACCATACAAATCCCCCCCAGCCCCCCTTTATCAAAGGGGGGAGAAATTGAGGCCAAAGTGGGACAACCTATCCGGGATCCTGCGGTGATGATGACCAGCTTTTCGGATCCTGGTGGGACGCCGGCCCTAAATATTGCCAAAAAGAAACCTAAACGCCTGCCGGCCTGGTGGAAAAACGCCACAAAGGCGGTGCGCCGGGATTGGTTGAGGGAGACAGGCTAAATGCCGATGTTCGATTTCGATTGTGAGGTTTGCGGGGCGCATCGCCGAGTCTGGCGCCGGGTCGATGAGCCGCCCAAATATTGCAGCCGGGACTGTACGAGCCGGGGCCGGACCGGCCGGACGTACAGGCCGGCGAAACATCCGATCACCCCGGAGATGGACTGGAAGATCCGCAAGGTTTACCAGACCGCTACGGGCAACGGCGAAGTGCGGCAACTCGCCGCCGAGTTAGGCCGGCCTTATTGGAAGGTGCGGCGCTACGCCGCGGAGCAAGGCTGGGTGGCCACGATCCATAAAGAGTCCGACTGGACGCCGGCCGAAATGCGTCTCCTGGAGGCCAATGCCCATCGCAGTCCGGAACGCATCAGACAGACCCTGAAAAAGGCCGGCTTCCGCCGCAGTCTGACCGGCATCATCCTGAAACGCCATAGAATGAGGCTGTTGCAAAACCTGGGCGGCCAGTCCGCCACCGGCCTGGCGGACTGCTTCGGGGTCAATCCCTCCACCATCCTCAACTGGATCGTCCGGGGCTGGCTCCCGGCGATGAGGCGGGGAACGCAGCGCCTCCCCCAACAGGGGGGCGATATCTGGTTCATCAGGGACAGGTGGGTCCGGCAGTTTATCCTCACCTACCCGGAAGTGGTAGATCTGCGCAAGGTGGACAAATTCTGGTTCATCGATCTCCTGGCGGGGACTCCTGGCGGCCAGGCGACTTGGGGCGCGGCGGGGGACTCCGGGACCGAGGGCGTTAAGGGCGAAACCGAGGCGGGGACCTATTGATGGGTTGGAAATTAAAGGAAAAGATCGGAGATTGGCCAGCCGACAAATGATTTGACCCAGGCCCGCCGCCACTCCTTTGGGGGGCTCGCTGACTCCCAGCCCAAGGGGCGATGCCGTAGGCGGAAAGCCATATCGGGCCTTTACCAGAGCACGGTTTAATCGCCCCAGTAGGCGCGGGCTGCCCCAAGGCCCCAGGCTCCCGGCGAAACGGGGAGCTACTTTTTGATGGTTCAAGGTTCAAGGTTCAAGGTGCAAAGTTAAAACCCGGGGGTTTCGGGGAGCAATGCGGGAGAAGGGATGAGTCAGGGCAGGGACAAGGTGCCGGTGAACGTGGCGGCCAAGATCATCGAGAAATCGCAACGCACGGTGCGGCGCTGGGTGCAAGAAGGCCGAATCGATTTTGAACGCCCCAGCCCGCGCAAAACTGTTATCCCCAGGTCGGAGCTGGAGGCCCTGCGGCAAGAGGATTGATCACAAGAAAAAAAGTGTTAAAATCTAATGAAGGAGGAGGAACATGTTTCTGATCATCGAATTAAATGATCCAGTGGGGGTTGATCAATTTAATAATTTTGATGGGCCCTATAAATTTGACATTCAGGATAAAGACGGCATTAAAGTGAGCCTGGAAATTCCCATAGAGGCAGTTCGGAAAAGGATTGAACCAATAATCCAAAGTGCGGAACTTATTGCCGCGGCTGGGGATATGGGGTTGATGAGAAGAATTCTCTAAAAAACTAAGCAGGAGTTTTCAAAAGGGCGGGGTTTCCCCGCCCTTTTTTTGTGCCAAGAAGATTAACGGCCATTTTGAGAAGATTAACGGCCATTTGCCAGATAAATCCTTGATTTTTTGCTAGATTAGAAGACGTGCAAGGTTTGCAAGGCGTTACTTGATCCGCCGGCCTGGCCGGCCCAGCGGGAGGGAAGGAAGATGCGGAAAGAATTCTTGATAGTAGCGATTTGGGCAGTGGCTCTGGTGGCGGGCTGCGCCACCACCCAGGGTGGCAACGCCACCCCGATGGCGACCGTGGCCCAGGTGGCGGCTACCGCCCCGGGCCTGGCGCACCAATTGGATAACGTCTATGCCTTTCTGGTGGCCCAGAAGGCCATCCCGGATAACCTGGATAAGGCCACCAACGCTCTGCGAGTACTGGATGAGGTTGCGCCGGTGGTTCAGGCCGGAGCCGAGGCCCTAAACCAGCCGGGCAAATTCAGTTGGGTTCAGGGCGTGATTCAAATGGTCCTGGCCGCGGCCCAGATTTTAGGTTACGTAGCGCCGCTGCTCTAAGGAGGTGCGCCAGTGACCCGACCAGCCACCGGCCAGGATATCCTGGATTTTGCCGTAGCGCGTCTCGGGGCACGTTATGTCTGGGGATCGGTCGCTCCCAAGGATGATCCCCAATACTTCGGCCCTTATGACTGCGCCGAGGTGCCGTCCCATGCCGTCTACCAGAAGGCCGGCATCCTCTACGGCTGCGACCAGGACAAGGACCCGGCCATCGCCGACGCCGCCACGTATTTCTGGGGCAAGGACGCCCGCTACCGGGGGCTGATCATCACCAGCGCCGAGGCGGCGGTTATTCCGGGCGCCGTGGTGCTGCGCCTCGGGGCTACGGGAGGGACCGGCCACATCGCCATCTGTGACGGCCAGGGCGGCACGGTGGAGGCCTACAACGCCGATCGAGGGGTGATCCGGAACCAAGTGGCCGGGCGGCGCTGGACGATGGGCATCATGGTGCCGGGGATCAAATACCAGATCCCGGATAGCCGCCCGCCGGCCCTGCCCCCGGTGACGATCTACCGTCTGACGTCTCCCCGGATGACCGGGGAGACCGTCCGGGAGCTCCAGCAGCGTTTGCAGATCAGGGGCTATGAGGTGGGCCAGGCGGACGGGGTATTCGGCCCCAAGACCTATGCCGCGGTGCTGAAATTCCAGCGGGACCAGGGACTGCTGATAGATGGCGAGGCGGGGTCGCTGACTCTGGCGGCCTTGCGGCAATGAGACGGACATAACCGCCCAGGGAGGACCGATGAACCAAAAAGCCTGGTGGCGCTCCAAAACCTTATGGGTCAATGTGGTGGCCGGGGCGGCCCTGCTGGCCCAAAGCCAGTTCGGTTTTGTCATCGACGGCGAAGTGCAGGCGGCCATCCTGACCGTCGTCAACCTGGCACTGCGCCTGATCACCAATGAACCCGTGGGCCTGAAAGACGAAACCGCCCCCGGCCCTTTCCCCGGCATTGATGCCGGCGGGCCGGGCGCGAGTCAGTAGATGGAACACCTGGCCTTTGTCAGCGTCCTGGAAAAATTGGCTCCCTATGGGGTGCCGGGCATCATGGCTTTCCTCTGGTGGCTGTCGATCAAGTCCTTGAAGGAAGCCTATGCCGCCCAGGATAAGGCCAATACCAAAATATTGGAGCATTATCAGAAAGTCCTGGAACTATATAAGACCGACCTCGCCAGTATGAATGGGCAAATGTCGCAGATCCTCAAGGAGATGAGCGACAAATATGATGCTAATGCCCGCCTGGTGGAGATGTATGGGGTCTTGACCCAGCGGTACGCCGAACGTGCCGAATCCCTGGAGAGGCTGATCCAATGCTCTATCCAAGCCATGCAAGGAGCCACTGACGCCGTGAGTAAATGCGAGGGGAAGAAATGAGCAACCTGGAGCGTCTCAATAAAGAGGCCGAATTGACGGCCCTGGAAACTCAAGTGGTGGGCCAACGGCTGCGGGTGGAAAAACTCCGGGATGCCCTGCGCCTGAAGCTCGACACCTGCAAGCCGGCAGAAGACCTCAACCGGGACAGCATCCAGGCTCTGGGCTTTGATTTTAGCGCGGCCCATATCGACCTGGCCGAAACCCTGGCTTTGATTGCCAAGATCAAAAATTTCTTGGGGCGATAATGGCGCCGCAGGAATATGACTTCGAAATGAGGCAACAAGCCCATGACCTCTACGTCATAGGCGGCCTCACTTTCAAGCAGGTGGCCCAGGCCACCGGCGTCTCGGAGTCGCAACTGAAGCGCTGGTCGGAGGAGGAGCGGGAGTGGGCCGAAAGGCGGGGCGAAGACGATCCTAAGGATTGGCCCGATCTCCGCAAGGAGTTCCGTTTATCCCAGAGCAGCGCCACCCGGCAGGCCGTGGTGTTGCGAGCGGTGCTGATCAGCAACGCCCTGTCGTCGAAAGGGGAGTTTAAAACGGTCCTCTCGGCGGCCATGTGGGAAAAAACCCAGGGCCGGGGAGGGGAGCCGCAGGCGCGGTTGCCGAGTGCGGCGCCGGCGGCCCCGGATCTCTCACCAGGGATCATTATCAACACGCCCCAGGACGCGGTGGCAGCCCTGGATGACCTGGTGAACCGCAAGATCAATCTGCTGGCCACGCAGCCGGGAGCGCTGAATTTCCAGGCGGTGAAGGACTTGAAGCAGACCCTGGCCCTGATCGAGGAGCTGAAGGCCAAATACCGGCCCGAAGAAAGCACCGGCCAGGCCCCGGGCCTGTCGGACGAAGCGGCGGATGAGATTCGCCGCGTGTTTTTAGGAGTTAAATGAGCACTCCTGACGTCCTCTTGCCCTATCAGCAGGACTGGGTGGCTGACCGGGCCCAGGTGAAAATCTGGGAAAAGTCCCGGCGTATCGGGGCTTCCTGGAGCGACGCCGCGGATAGTGTTTTGACCGCGGCGTCGCAGGACGGCATGGACGTCTTTTATATCGGCTACAACAAAGAAATGGCGATGGAATATATCGATGACTGCGCTGCCTGGGCCCGGCAGTTTCATAAGGTTGCGGTGGTCATAGACGAAGTGGTTTTTGCCAATGAAGGCCGGGATGGGAAGGATATCCTGGCCTTTCAGATCAGATTCGCCTCGGGCTATAAGATTGTGGCGCTGTCCTCCCGTCCCGCCAACCTGCGGGGCAAACAGGGCAAGATCGTCATCGACGAGGCTTCCTTCCACGAGAACCTGAGGGGTCTGTTGAAGGCGGCCCTGGCCATGAAGATGTGGGGCGGCCGGGTAGAAATTATCTCCACCCACAACGGCGACGACAATTTTTTCAACGAGTTGATCACCGATATTCGGGCTGGCAAAAAAAAATACAGTCTGCACCGCACCACTCTGGACGATGCCCTGGAACAAGGGTTGTATCGGCGTATCTGCCTGAAGCTGGGGCAGGAATGGACGCCGGAGGGTGAGGCGACCTGGCGCCAGCAGTTGTTCGACGATTATCCGTTCTCCGAGGATGCGGAAGAAGAACTGCTCTGTGTGCCCATGTCCAGCGCCGGGGCCTACCTCACCCGGGCGCTCATCGAATCCTGCATGGACGCCGAGATCCCGGTGCTGCGCTGGAGCTGCAAGGATGAATTCGCCCGGTCGCCGAAGCATATCCGGGAAGGGGCCTGCCAAGATTGGTTGGAGGAAAACGTCTTGCCGCTCTTGGAGGCCTTGCCCCAGGGCCGGCCCTGTTATTTCGGCGAGGACTTCGGCCGCACCGGCGACCTGACGGTGATCTGGCCGATTCAGGAGACGCAAACCCTGGTGTGTCGGACGCCCTTCATCGTGGAACTCAGAAACGTCCCCTTCGAGCAGCAGAAACAGGTGCTCTTTTTCATTATCGACCGGCTGCCGGTGTTCCGGGGCGGGGCCCTGGACGCCCGGGGCAACGGCCAGTACCTGGCGGAAGTGGCCATGCAGCGCTACGGCGAGGGCCGCATCAGCCAGGTGATGCTGAGCAATCAGTATTACCTGGAGAACATGCCGAAGCTCAAGGCCGCCCTGGAGGATCACACCTTCATCATACCCCGGGACGGCGACGTGCTGGACGATTTCCGGGCGCTGCGGGTGGAGAAGGGGATTCCCAAAATCCCGGACGGGAAAAAGGTCATGGGCCGGGACGGCGGCCAGCGCCACGGCGACGCCGCGGTGGCCGCTTTTTTGGCGGTGGCCGCCAAAAACCTGACGCCCTATCAGCCGGTGGAATATGAAACGGTGC